ATATCATTTATATATGTGTATTGTCAAGCGTTAATCTACCAACTTGTGGTAAATATTTCGCTTTGGTATCTTCCCATGACAGGTAAATCAAATCGTCATAGAAAAGAGTTTCATATGAAACATTGCCTTTTTTCTGTAATTGCCGAATTCGGCCTTTGGCATATTTGGTTTTCCAAATATTGGACAATGCTTCTTCGCTGGTATCAAATGATTTTACCAGTTTATCTTCCGTAATTTCTTTCCGCAGAAATTCATTGGTATTATTATAAAGTGGAGAAAAATAAATTCCACGTTGATGTTCGGTACGAATCAATTCTTTAGGTATGCCAAGTTTAGGATAGGCAAAGTTTAATGAACGATTCTTGTGGTCACGTTTAAGTGGAAGTCCTTGAGTGTTCTTAGCGTCCCACCATTCAAAATATTTACGAGGATTAGTTTCTTTAATCCAATCAAAGATTAATTTTTTGGTTGCTCGTGATGGTTCAAAGGCAACAGAACCTGAGGAGAAACCCATGGCATTCCAATGTTCCAATCCATCATATTGAGATAGACCATTAGTTTTAGTTTTGCCATATAATGATGTTGTGGTTACACCAACAAGCACATCACCATATCTTTCTTTCCAATCTTTCTGAACAGTATCGGCAAGACATAGTAAGGCAAGCAATTTACCACCCATGTAATTCCAACCAAGAGGTTGCAATGGAACGATTGTAGAACCGATGGCGGTGTGATTAATCATTCCTTGTTGTGTCTTAACATCTCTAGACCATCCAATCGCCTTGTCTCTCGGAGTCAAGTCCAGAAAGTCTGAGGAGATACAGATAACACCAAGATACTTACCTGTGATTTCATCTTCTACTGTATAGAATAGGTTACGACCAATATTTGAATTATTCTTCATTGTTGAAGTAAAGGTACGAATGGCATTCCAAGTTTCGGCTAATTCACCATTATGTAACTTCATTACTGGTTTTAATTTTTCGTAATCATCCGGTTCTGTCGGCATCCAAAAGTTTGCCTTGACTTTTTCAACTAATTTCTTTTGCTCAGGATCAACCATCTGAACTTCAGAACCCCATAATGTAGAAACTTCTTCAACAGGATACCGTTCTTTAATTTCACACCATTTTTGATATAAGGTGTATTCACGAACATCCATTTTAGAAGCATAGGTTAAATCTCTGATAAGAACTTCTTTTAATTGCGTTTCATCAATATGTTCAAAAGAAGATGTAGGATTTTTCTCCTGCCATTCTGTCCATTGTTTTTCTACATACTCAATTGGTGTTGCCATTATTTAAGTCTCAATTTCTTCAAAGTTTTATCACGTTTTTTCAAACCTTGTTGCAAAGCCAAAGGTTTAGTTTTACTAGTATACACGATACCATTCAAATGGTCAAGCTCGTGCTGAAAACAACGAGCAGATATACCAGAGAATGTGGCACCTTTCCATTCACCATTGAAATCTTGGTAACGAACCATAACTTCTTTTGGTCGTGTAATTCCTAAACCTAAGAATGGAAACGATAAACATCCTTCTACCATATGAGATTCTTCAACAGAAACACTAATAATTTCTGGATTAAAAAATGCCACATAATCATCATTGGTGCCCATTACAAATACACGATGTTCAAATCCACATTGATTGGCGGATAATCCATAACCTTTATGCAATTTACAAGTCTCTACCAATGTAGAAGCAAACGCATTAGGATTTACTGGAGGATTACTAAAATCAAATTCTGGTAAAACCTTCTTTAAAGCAAGATGACTCTCGTGTACCAAATCAAATGTTTTGGGTTTTTCAACTTTTGTTGCGGTAGGTTTTAAAGAATCTTCCGTATTAAAACTAATTATTTCACTCATTTTTCCACCTGACTAAAATTATTGACCTTTTTAAATTTAATGATTGACCTAAACTTATCAAATAGTTGGTCTCCTTTGTGTGAGATTACAAATACATTTGTATCTTTACCCATCTCATGGATTAACTTCAAAAACTCCTCGGTACCAACACCATCTAAAGATGAATCAAATACCTCATCCAAAATTAACAAATTAGTATTCGTTGAATTTTTTAACTTGGCAATTTGTCTCCATGTAAACAACAAAGCCAAGTCAATACGCATCTTCTCACCTTCCGAGAAATTGGCATAACTAAATTCATCACGGTGACGAGATTTAATTGTTTCCTCAAATGATTCATTGATATTAAAGTTGACAAAGAAATCCATTGCTGCCAAATACTTGTTAATCAACTTATTCATGATTGGTAAGTATTGGCGAATTATTTTAGTTTTGATACCTGTGTCTTTTAAAAGATTACCAGCAAATTCATAATATTGTTTTTCTGTTGAGAGTTCTTCTTGTTTTTGAATTAAAACTGCAAGTTCTGTTCTCAATTCTTTTAGTTTGGCATTTTCTTCTTCTAGATTATCTTTACGATTTTCTAGTTCTTCAATTTCTGTTTTAAGTTTTTCAATATATTGATTTACGGCAGAGATGGTAGAATTGTGTTTAACAATCTCATTATTATGTTCTGTAATATGTTTAATTATACCATGTATTTCTTCTATTCGTTTGTTTGCTTGAGTAATCTGTGTTGAGATTTCCGTAAGGCCTTGCCGTTGAGTAACGACTTTGGATTTTCTTTCTTCAACTTGTTCTGATTTAAATTCTCCGTCAATGGTTTGTTTACAGGTTGGGCAGTTGTCGTGTTCTTCATAGAAAGCAATATCCTTTTCATTTTTCTTAATGTTGGTTTCAATTTTGGATTCTAACTGTAACAACTTCTTACTTTTCTTTTCCACAGAAAGTTTATCTTCAATTTTTTTCTGTAAGGCATCAATATGTTTTTGAATCAAACCAATATCGTTGTTTAATTTAATGGTTTGTAAAACACTTTTGGAGATTTCTGCCTTCTTCTTTACAATCTCCTCATCGTTGCGAGTTTTATGATCTTCAATACTTTGCTTTTGAAAATTAATTCTTTCTGAAGCTAACTCCATTTCATATTTCGTTTTGGTAGTATTGTCTTTGATCTCTGACATTTTGGTTTTAACCAAACCATTCATCGAGGAAAAAATGCCAATGTCCAGCAAATCTTCAATAATAGTTCGTCTATCTGAAGGAGATAATTGCATGAATGGTACAAACGATGCTGAACCAAGAATAACCACTTGTGTAAATGATTTGAAGTTTAATTTAAGAATGTTTTTTTCTAAAACTTCTTGATAATCTCTAGATGCGGCATCTTGGTTTAACAATACACCATTGCAATAAATCTCAAACACATTTGGTTTAATACCACGAATTATTTTGTATTGTTTTTTGCCAATAGAAAACTCAATCTCAACAACAGCTGCCTGATTGTTAATGGAGTTTACAAGTTGAGGTTTGTTAATCTTACGGAATGGTTTACCAAAAAGACCAAAACACAAGGCATCCAAAATAGTGGACTTACCTGCACCATTGTTACCAATAATAAGTGTGTTTGGTGATTTTTGGAAATTGATTTCTGTAAAACTTGCTCCGGTGGATAAGAAGTTTTTCCAACGGACTTTTTGAAATATAATCATGCCTGTTCTAGGTTAAGTGCCTCAACATACAGTTCTTTTAAAACCGATTTGAGTTTATCATTATCAATGTGTTCTTCTTTAATACCATCTACAAACTTATTAATAATTGTGACAGTATCTTCAGCTTCATTAATCATATCATCTTCTACGCCTTCTGTCAAGTCTGTAAAATCTTCCGTAATGGTAACATCGAGTGGATTAACCTTGTATAGATTCTCCATGAACTTGTCAAACAGATAGGGATTGGTTTTGTTGACAACCACAATTTTAACATAGGTATTGGTATACTTGCTTAAATTTTTGCTGGTAATTTCAGTAATGCTATTTTCTTTATCATCGTAAGAAATACGATGGAACATTACATTTGGATTTTCAATAAACTCCAAACTACGAGTAGAAAGGTCAAATAAATGGAATCCACGGGGATCATTGTAATCTTGCCAAGTAAGTTCATAAGGATTACCAAGATAATAAATGTTATCACTAGTAGACCTATGGTGAAAATGACCGGACATTACCATATCAAAACGACTAAACAAACTACGATCTAATCCGTCAGTTGATGATAGTCCACGATGCATTTGAAATCCAGAAATATCAAAATGACCCATACAGATATCCGCTGAGGTATTTTTAATTTCCAACAAACTGTTTTCATAATTCTCGGCACAAATCCAAGGAATCATACAAATGTCATAATCAACATCTGAATATTTTAAATGAATTGTTTGTGGAGTATCAATGACTGTAATGTTATCGTATTCTTTGAGTAATAGGTCTACCGAATTAACATCATTGGTATTTTTGAAATAGGTATCATGATTACCTGCCAACATATGAACTTGAATGTTTCGTTTGGCTAATTCATCAAAGAACATTTCTTTGGTTCTTTTGAGTGAATAGAAATTTATATATTTACGGCGGTCAAAAGTATCACCTAAAATAAGAACAGTAGTGATACCATGTTCATCGAGAACTGGAAAAAATGTATTCTTATAGAAATTTTCAAAGTAATCTAAAAAATGAGGCGAATCATTACGAGCACCAAAATGTTGGTCGGTAATAATTGCTACTTTAGTTTCTGTCTGGTTTTTTGTTTGGGTCATTACAAATTCTTATTTCAAGTACAGATTCAATTGGTTGTTGGTTGGCAAATACGGTCGCTTCGTGTAGGGTTTCAAAAGCTTTAAACCGTAAACTACCAGAAGTTAAAGTATACATAACTTTGTACATTATATCATTCTCCTAGAAACTTTTCAATACCTTTGGGCTTCTTTGCCACTTTTTTATTCTCTTTTGCCGTCTCATAGGTTTCAATAAATTCGGCAATATTATCATACATTTGGAATTGCATTGAGGTACCATCTTCTAATTCCAACATTTCAAACTCATCTAAAATACCCATTTGTTCCGTTGCTTTGTATTTCACATAGGTCTGTTTCTTTTCCTTTTGTATTCTTCGTAAAAAGGCATAGTAGATAATTTGGGTAAAGTAAGCAAATGGATTCTTAGATTTGGTTGGATCAAAGTTATCAAAATACATTAGACAGTTTTCAATACCATCCGACATCATTTCATCACGATAGGTATAGTTAATGAAGTTTGGTTTATGAGATAACCCTTCGGCAATCTTCATGAAACACTCTCCAATATAATTTGGAATAGGAGGAGGTTCCGTTTTATTCTTCTTTGCTAACTTACAACCTTCTTTATAATCAATCAAAGCCTGTAGAAAGTCTGCATTATTTACATACTGCTTAGGCTTCTTTTTAGGCACTGGTGCTGGTGTTGTCATTTTATTTCTTTCATATTAATCTTATTTACCACATAAACACTTGACAAACGCTTGACAAGACTATATTATCGTCTATGTCCCGGTTTGAAACAATATAACCAATATCAATGTAGTGTTCTACCATCATTTAATAATTCTTCAAAAGCATCCATAATATCATCAGTTTCTTCGTCACTCATATTATCAAGAGCATTTTTAGCTGTTAACAAAGCTTTAATCTTTTCCACAGTATTTAAATAGTATTCACAAAATTCATCATTAGGTTCCAAAATACAAAGAACATCTTTATTTTCTAACGTGATTTCATTTTTCTTAATCAGTTGTACCGGTAACCAATGATGCATCATCAGTCCAGCTTCTTTACCACGATACTCAATACCAACCGTCATTGGTTCTTCAACGATGTATTTACCAATATCTTCGGTTGTCAAGTTACCAATAATATCTTCACCATTCTGTAAACGGACGATTTTAATCATTTTTTTAGTCCTATCTTGTAAATTTTGAATGGGAACTTCTCCTCATTATATATCTTAGTTCTTTCCACAAAGTGTCGTAATGTGTAATTCATTTTCTTTCCAACTCTGAGGTCGTCTGAGATGTCATAGAGTGTTGCGGTTTCTTTTCCTTCTGATTGTCTAAGTCCACGGCCAATAGACTGAAGCGTTCTAATGCTCGACTTAGTTGGCATAGCAAATATAATGTTATGCAAATTCCTGATATTAATACCAGTAGAAAAAGTACCAAAAGAAGCCACAATGATAGCGTCATTTTCAATCTCCATAATTTCTCTAATTTTTTCTCTATCAGCAGTTTCCGTTCCGCCGTGAACAAAGAATACTTTTCTATTGCCAATTTTCTCTGTATCCTTTATCATATCATACAGGATTCTACCATGTTTGTCAACCATTTGATATAAAACCAAAGTGTTTTTTTCTAAGCTAAC